TCACGTTTGTATCAAACAAATCGGGTTGTTCTCGGAGAGGTGTCATGTACACCGCTCCAGGTATGCTCGTATCTATTTGAACATTACTCGCGTTGAATACAATTGTATTTTCCGCCTGGTCGTCCGTGCAGTTCTTACCAAACCTAATTTTGGTGGATCGCTCCACCGTCGGTAAGTTCTTAACCATTTAATATAGTGTTGCATTTTAATTTGCATAAACAAGTCCCGCCATCCCGTTTTGTATACGTAATATGTTGTAATTTACTGCATAAATTGGGTCACGGATTGGTGCATTTTCGCTCATGATTTTTGCTGAATCGAGTCTACTGAAATTTAACGTACCTGTGGGTTGAAGAGAGCTCGTAGATAAGCAAAAGCAATACAAAAAGAAATCTGGAGATGTAACAAAATTCGTGTGATAATAATTCATGACATCTATGTAATGTGGTTTACCCCACCTATATTTACCTACATCTAAACCATTTATATTCAATTTAACCTTGTTTGTCGTCGAAGTCAGTGCACCTTCTGTCGTCGTATCGGAAGACGCGAGATACTTTACTGGGTGATTAAACGTGAGTTCTTGTATCGTTTCGCCAGATGGAATGTTCTTTTGCACTTGCGTTATCAACATTTCGTGATTTCTGGATACGAGGTTTCCTCGTTCTTCATTGTCCAAATAATAATAGTTTGCGTACATTTCTACGTTGTAGTTTCCTGCGTCTGGTCCCCAATGTATGCGCATTTCAACATCGTGATAATGTAAAGCTACGATCGGTAAAGCACACTGTGGACCTTCGCAAAAGAAGAATCTAAATGGATAAAAATAAGAACGCGCGCTCACACCCGGGTGTGTACCGTTTGCGCTCTTAGATACATTTTGTGCGAAGGTATCGATGGCAATTTTTTCGGTAAAAATGCCATCTTGTGCGTCAATGACGTGTCCTCCTATCAATATTTCAGCCTTTTCCACGATTCTATCCCATCTCTGAGTATCGAGTGCTTGATTGTTATCATCCAATGTGAGATACACGTATCCCAATAAATCACCAGTTTTTTCAAACTTTACTGATGACATAGCGTTACTTTTCACATTCCCCTGTATGGTCTGCTTCTCGACGGACTGTGAAAAATTTGAATGCCGTTTAAACGTCGACGAGAAAAATGAAATCTCTGGCTCACCCATGATGTGTTCATCTTGGGCTCCGATGGCTATCAATTGAACGACACCCGCCGACATTTATAATAATAAAAGGTAAAAAATGTACGTACCTAACGCCCAGAATCCACGAAGGGCATGTTCCTGTTTTTGCAGACAAATTTAAAAACCAAAAAGTTGTCGGCACCATCCGTGATGGTGGTACCATTTTCATCTCTGAGCGTAAACGTCAATCTATCGAGTTTTCTGATTGGCGTAACATACTGAGACAACACGTCGTATTCGTTTTTGAATACGATTGGATTGGAACCACCCTGAATCAATGTACCGAAGCCATTATTCAAAGTGGTCATACTCGCTTGACCTTCAAAAACATTAGAAGTTCTTTGTGCGAAATTCGTGTTTAATTCATTGATCGATATGTGACACACATTAGAACCAGCCGCATCAATTCTAGCGGCGGAGAGTCGAGCTTGAACGATGTTTTCCAGTGGTTGTGTGAGATGCACAGTAAAAGTGTTTTTACTGTCTTGACCGATGGTGTCTACCGTTATGGAATGATACTCATACTCAAAATCTGGCAATTGTGTGCGTGGTGCGGTCACAACAGTCATTTATAATAGTTTAGATTAAAGATCCACCTATTCCACCTACGATCTTCGCGTCGGCGCTTCTGCGAACGAACGCTTGGTCGCCACAGATACCACCTGGAGACAAAGACTTGGTGTAGTACGCGGAGTCCTTGGATCCCGGAACACACTCGATCTTATGTTCCAAATCGAAAATGGATTCTGGGGTACCTTCGGGGGCTGGTTCAATGTTGATTGGTCTGGGCTGGTACCCACTGCGGACGCCCGCGAAGGTCACGAGGACCGACAAGAGGCAGAACACAATGACGATGGCCGTGAGGGTGTTTCGGTTTGTGGCGTTAAGCTTCATTTATTATGTATCCAACATTTTTATATAAAGTGCGTTAAAGAATTTGGATTAGTTTCAAAGTACAGAGTAATGGACGGTGAAATAGTACTCGACCGGAGTCATGGTCATGTCATGAAACTAGATGATGACGAACAGGCGCTGATGGATGAGATTGAGATTGAAGCTCCACGTCCACGATCTACCAAACTTGTACCAAAACCAAGTGTGTATCGCCCACCACAGCGTGCGATGCCAGAAGTTCAAGAAGACATCGATGCCTTTGCGAATCCAACGAAACAAAGCGCTCCACCAATTCAACAAGATGAACCAGTGGATTACGGCGAATACGAAGAGGAGGACGAACAGCCATACATGCAAGGTGATTACGCCATGCAAGAAGAAGAGCGTCCGTCTCCTGGATACAAGAGCATAGACGAGGAAAAGGCGGATCTCGTAAACAAACTCGGTCGTCTCGAAAAGAAGGGATTCACAGTGAACAAGCGTCTCAATGTGTACTCGAACATCGATGATTTGAGAACCGAAGTGAAGAGAATTACCTATAGTATCGATGTAGACAAGTCTATCAAGTTCTCCAGGCGTATGCTCATCGCGTGTGTCACGGGCCTTGAGTTTTTGAACAAGAAATACAACCCATTCGAGATTCAACTCGAAGGTTGGTCTGAAAATGTGATGGAAAACGTAGACGATTACGATGAGGTGTTTGAAGAACTTTACGTGAAATACAGAACGAAGATGCACGTCGCTCCAGAAATCAAGCTCGTGATGATGCTCGGTGGTTCTGCGATGATGTTCCACTTGACGAACAGCATGTTCAAATCCGTGATGCCTAACATGAATGATATTCTCAAGCAAAATCCAGGACTCGTACAAAACATGGTGGATGCCGTGAAGAACACGACACCGAGAGGTGCGATGGAAGCGCCGTCCAGCGAACCATCGGGTGATCGCTACGAAATGAAGGGTCCTGGCATCGATATATCCAGCTTGATGGGTAACATCATGATGCCCCCGACACCACCCATGTCTACGTCGGCTCCACAGCCGATCCCACAAGTGGACGACGATGACGACGATGCAATTTCAGACATCGTAGAAGCCCCAGAAGAAGTTGAAGAGGAAGAGGACGTCAAGGAGGTCAAGGTCTCAGGGACCACTAAGGGAAAGCGTGGCCGTAAGAAGAAGTCAGTAGAAATAAATTTGTAAGCGTACAGTATAAATGATAGGGTACTGTCCCATCGAGGAAGAGGCGCCAGTGCGCCAAGTCCCTCAGATGCGTGCTCCATCTCAGAGAGCCCCGGCGAGGGGTTCTCGAATGGAAGACACGGAGACGAACTATGTGGTCTTATTCTTTATCGCGGGTGTTCTCGCACTCGCCGCAATGGATTCTATTAAAAAGTAAACAACAACCTTTTACCATTCACACAGCACGTGAATGGTAAAAAGAGAAATTTAAGCGTTTTCGAGTTCTTCGACCATCTCCCGGAGTTCATTGATCGCGGCGACCGTGTATGATATCAGACCCACGTAATCCAGTTTCGCGTGTTCTTCACCCCAATCTTCGTAGTTAGGTTCGTTCTTCGTTTCGTTCGGGTTTGCACCCTTCCCGAGCTGCACCAAGTGTCTCAGTTCTGGAGCATCGTAGTAGATGTCTTGTGCGATGAAACCAGACTCTGTGAGACCATTCTTTTCGTACACGTACGGTTTCAGTTTGGAAAGCGTGTCTAGGGAATTCACGATGATCTCGGAGTTGGATTTAGCTCTCACATCAGATGTTTGGGATACTGTTATGTTTGTGAGACCTGAACCATCACCGTAGTAAAATTCGGCAAATATGTTTCCGTTTATTACTAAGTTACAACTATTATCACTAACTGATTCTTCATAATAACTTGTTCCAAAAGATATGTCGTGTTGTGGATTTGTATTATGAAATCCAATTCTTCCTATTGTATTAGATACATAAGATTCTGTTATGTAATTAACCGATACACACGCAGTTACCGGATTAACCCATGTGGGAAGACCGGTTGTTTGATCTATGACTAATATTTGACCTGCGGTACCTATAGGTAGACGTTCAAGTGTATTTGTGGATGAGGCATATATTATATCACCAGTTTGGAATCCAGATATACCACTCGTAGAAGTAATAATGATATTACTTTCTAAACTTGTCAATTTAGATGAAATACCTGTTATAGCTGGTAGTGAATTGACGTCTGTCCACTGGGGTACACCGGTACCACTCACAGTGAGCACATTATCTTGTGTCGCACTTATACCTAGATTAGACAAATTACCATTCATGGACGCGTATACTAAATCACCTTTACTGAAATCGGATGTGATACCGGATGTATTTGTTATGATCTTTTTTTGACTAAGTGTGTTTATCCTAGACGAATTGTCGTCTAAATCCGTTTGTAAAGCTATTAAATTTAAATTAGAAGCATCACCATAAAAAACACTCGCTGTAATGTTTCCGGATACCGAAACGTTTCCACTCGTTTCAAAAGAGGTTATAGGATTTGAAAATGTAACACTATCTGTTGTGGTACTACCTCTTGTGGTGACTTGTTGAAGTGTAGGTGTCACGGTTCCCTGACCGGATAAATTAGACAATTGCGAGCCGTCGCCTATGAAATATCCACCCACAGTCAAATCCCCATCTATTTCTATATCGT